AGCCATATTGGGATGGCGAGGACAACAAGGTGGTCTCAACGACGAAGACGTTAAACAACGTGTCGTATGGATGATGCCCTTTGGTTTAAACATACTCGAATTACAGTTCTACAAACCTTTAATTAAGGCTTGGCAAACTGATGGGACTTTCCCAGCACTCATCTCCTTGAGAGCTGTTGAGAAGCAGGTCACTAAGTTATTTGATACGAAAAGAAGTGATGATCTTGTAGTAGCAACTGACTTTTCCAAATTTGATCAGCATATCAACACCCATCTTCAAGATGTAGGACGTGAACTGGTATTGTATCAATTCAACCGACAATACCATCCTCACATAGAATCCGTGTACCCACAGAAATTTAACATTCCTATAGTTTGTACGAATGAAATTACTGTGGAAGGTAGTCACGGTATGGGGTCAGGTTCTGGAGGAACTAACGCGGACGAGAACCTGATACACCGAACCCTTCAACACACAGCTGCATACGAAGCAGGACAAGAACTTAATCCAGCCTCCACTTGTCTTGGCGATGACGGCATTCTCTCATTTGAAGGGATCAAGGTTGAAGACGTAATATCCGCATATACTGCACGTGGTTTGGACATGAATGCTGATAAGCAGTATGCGGATAGACACTCGACATACTTTCTCCAGAGGTATTATCACGATGCCTATCGAGACGAGCCCGGAGTTATGTTGGGGGTCTACAGTACATTCAGAGCTTTGGGTAGACTGCTAGGCCAAGAGAGATTCTATGATCCTGAAGTTTGGAGTAAAGAATTGGTTACCCTTCGGGCATGGAGCATATTAGAGAATACATCGAACAGTCCGTTGTTCGAGGATCTCGTGGAATTTGTACTAAAGGGAGATAAATTTAGACTAGGTCTAGATATCCCAGGCTTTATTGACAACATCACGGGGATAGTTGATAAGGCAAGAGACGCTGTACCAGACCTGCTTGGTTACACGCAGGGCATGGAGTATGAAGGCAGAGAAATTGGCATCAAAGATTGGAAAATCTTTAAATATCTGTACTCTAAAGCTAAGCAAGGCTAACGTCA